ATATTATGCCTTTAGGTACTGGACATCAAACAATTACAACTGCTGACAAGTTTATCCCCGAAGTATGGTCTGACGAGATTATCGCCACATACAAGAAGAACTTGGTCGCAGCTAACCTCATCAAGAAGATGAACTTCGTTGGTAAGAAGGGCGATACCGTCCACTTGCCAAAACCCGGTCGTATGTCGGCTAACCAGAAGGTTGCTCAGACTCAAGTGGTGCTCAACACTGACACTGCTACCGAGACTCTGGTGCAGATCAACCAACACTGGGAAGCCTCTGTTCTGATCGAAGACATCGTGGAAGCACAAGCTCTGGCTTCTATGCGTCAGTTCTACACTGATGACATGGGCTATGCTTTGGCTCGTAAAGTGGACAGCTTCATCTTGGAACTGGGCCGTAGCGTTAACGGTGGTGGCGGTACTTCTGCTTACTCCGGCGCTCTGTCTGGTGCTGATGGTACTACCGCTTATGTGGCCGGTGCTAACACTGGCGTTGGTGCTTTGACTGATGCTGCTATCCGCCGCACCATTCAGCGTCTGGACGACAACGATGTGCCTATGGATGGTCGTTTCCTGATCGTTCCTCCTTCCACACGTAACACCTTGATGGGTATCAACCGCTTTACCGAGCAAGCCTTCGTTGGTGAAGCTGGTCGTGGCAACACCATCCGTACAGGTGAAATTGGTAACGTGTACGGTATCCCCGTGTATGTCACCACCAACGCTGATACCACTAGCGGTTCCACTGCTACCCGTATCGCACTGATGGGTCACCGTGACTTCGCAGTGTTCGTTGAGCAGAAGGGTGTTCGCACTCAGACCCAATACAAGTTGGAATATCTGGGCACTCAAATGACAGCCGATACATTGTTCGGTGCAGCAGAGTTGCGAGACTTCAGCGCAGTGGCTCTGGCAGTTCCCGCGTAAGCGTTAAGTGAGGCCCCTTCGGGGGTCTCCTTTCTATAGTACTCGTTCCTTGAGTATTACACAAAGGAGAATTATCATCATGGCTAAATTCAAGTGTCAACACACAGGCAATATCGTAGAGTTCACAACTGAGCATGACATTGCAACCATGCAAAAGCATACTGAATACACCGAAGTGCTAGACGCTCCGCTGGAAGAACCCGCTGCTGAAGAAGTAGCACCTAAGAAACGTAAAGCAATCTCTACCGAGGAATAATTGTATGACCATCTACCGAGGGCCGGGAGGCACAGGTACTGCTTCCTCTGAAGTAGATACTACAGAATATCAAGAATTCTTAGTACAAGCACAAGCTGCTAAAGTAGCTGCTGAGGCTGCTCGTGATGCTGCTTTGGCTGCTGAGATTAATGCTGAGTTAGCTGAGACTAACGCTGAGACTGCTGAGACCAACGCAGAGTTAGCCGAGACTAATGCAGAACTTGCTGAAGCTAACGCTATTGCTGCTGCTGAGTCTGCTCAGGATTGGGCTACGAAGACTTCTGGTCCTGTAGCTGGTGGTGAGTATTCAGCTAAATACCATGCTCAGCTTGCTGCGGCCTCCGCTGCTGCTTCAGAGGCTGCTCTGGATGCTTATGAAGACCGTTACCTAGGTGCTAAAACATCTGACCCTACTGTCGATAACGATGGTAATGCTCTGGTAGAAGGTACTCAGTATTTCAATACTGTAAGTGACGAGATCAAAGTCTATAACGGTACTTCGTGGCAGTCTGCTGCTGTTGTAGGTGGTACAGTTACCGATCTTACCGTTACCAATACCATTGTAGGTTCTATTACAGGCAATGCAGGCACTGTTACCAACGGTGTTGTAACCACAGGCTCTTACGCTAACCCTTCGTGGTTAACATCACTGGCTTGGAGTAAAGTTACAAGCACTCCTACTACTGTTGCTGGTTACGGTATTACCAATGCTTATACCAAGACTGAGGTGGACGCATCACTGGCAACTAAGCAAGCAGCGGACGCAGAACTGACTACCTTAGCTGGTATGTCTAGTAATCGTGCTACGTTCTTGACAAGTAATGAAGGTTTTGGTTTCCGCAACCGCATCATCAACGGTGATATGCGGATTGACCAGCGTAATGCTGGGGCGAGTGTTAATACGTCAAGTCCTTTCGCACAAATTTATACTTTAGATAGGTGGTGTTATGCCGTAACTGCTGCATCAAAATTTACTATTCAACAAAATGCAGGGGCGGTCACACCACCAGTAGGATTTAAAAATTATTTAGGCGTAACTTCAACATCAGCTTATACAGTTAGTGCGTCAGATGAACTCACAATGCGCCATTTAATTGAGGGACTTAATGTTGCTGATTTAAATTGGGGTACAGCTAACGCTCAAACAGTTACTCTTTCATTCTGGGTAAGAAGTTCACTTACTGGGACTTTTGGGGGTTCTTTTACCAATGACTTAGAAAATCGTAGCTATCCTTTTAGCTACACAATTTCTGCCGCAAATACTTGGGAGCAAAAAACAATAACTATCGTAGGTGATACTACAGGAACTTGGCTCACATCAAACGGAACAGGAATTAGATTGATATTTGCCATTGGAGTAGGCTCAAATTCTTCAGGAACAGCAGGTTCTTGGGCTTCCGCTTCTTACAAATCATCCACAGGCGCAACCTCTGTAGTCGGCACAAGCGGAGCCACCTTCTACATCACAGGCGTACAGCTTGAAGCTGGCAGCGTTGCTTCCCCGTTTGAGCGCAGGGACTACGGGCGTGAGCTGATGATGTGTCAGCGGTATTTTCAGATTATTCCGCAGTCGCTAGCGTGGGGGCAAAGCAGTGCGTCAATTATGCTGCAATACAATTTTCCAGTGCTTATGCGGACCACGCCAACTGGCTCAATCCCTACGAGTCCCTATTGGGAAAACCTTGTATTTGCCTCGATGGGCTCGGTCACAGGCGCTTCTCTAAACTTTGGCCACGTCGATAACTCAGGCGGTGACATTATGATTCAAGGAACATTCTCCCCTGCTCCAACATACGGAAGCATGAGCAAGCTTGGCCGGGTAATCACACTTTCAGCGGAGCTATAAATCATGTACCAACTTCTCCCCGACACCCCAATGGGCGCAGCAACCTGCGTGAAGCGCATTGCTGACAACGCCTTCATCCCCTTCGACCCCGCCAACACAGACTACGCCGAGTACCTGAAATGGCTGGCCGAGGGCAACACGCCGCTGCCTGCCGACAGTGCTGATAACATTAACAATTAAGGAACTATCATGCCTCTCAAAAAAGGTAAATCAGATAAAGTTGTATCTGAGAACATCTCAAAGATGGTTAAAGAAGGTAAGCCTCAGAAGCAAGCAGTTGCTATTGCTTTATCTGAAGCTGGTCAAGATAAACCAAAGAAATCTAAGAAGAAGTTGAAATAATCATGGCACTACCAACATATTTAGAACTTGTTAATGACATTCTGGTGCGTATGCGTGAACCAGAAGTAACTACCGTTCAGGAAAACGTATTATCTAAACTTGTTGGTAGATTGGTGAATGATGCCAAGCGACAAGTAGAAGATGCATATAACTGGAATGCTCTAACTGATACCTTGATGATTGAGACACTAGCTAATACTTACGGTTATGTCTTGACTGGTACAGGTGGTCGCTTCAAGGTTATCGATGCTCAGGACATGACCAACAAGTCTGAGATTAAAGTGTTGAGCACTAAAGCTATGTCTGCTTACCTGCTCAATAACATGAATCCCGGTAAACCTATGTATTACAACTTCAACGGTGTACACACCACTGGAGATACAAAGGTAGACTTCTATCCTGTTCCTGAAGCTAACTTAAGCTTGTACTTTAACCTATACATCCCACAGGATGAACTCAAAGGTGACTCAGATACAATGCTTGCTCCTAAAGAGCCTGTGGTGTTAGGAGCCTTTGCTCGTGCAGTGGTTGAACGGGGTGAGGACGGTGGTTTACCTAGCTCAGAAGCCTATGCTCTGTACAAGGCTTCCTTGTCTGACTATATCGCTATTGAATCTTCACGGTACATCGAGGAAGAGACTTGGGAGGCTGTGTAACGTATGGCCCAGACAATACAAACATTCGCTATCACTGCTCCGGGCTTCTATGGTCTGAATACTCAGGATAGCTCACTTGATCTGGCATCAGGATTTGCTCTTAACGCTACCAACTGTGTTATTGATCAGTATGGTCGTGTAGGTGCTCGTAAAGGCTGGACTAAAGTTAATACTACCAGTGGTGCTCTAGGCTCTGCTGACATCACAGCTATCGGTCAGTTGGTTACCGATAACGGTTCTGAATACACTATCTGCACAGGTAACAACAAGCTATTCAAACTGGATGGTAACACACTGACTCAGTTGACCTATGGTGGTGGAGGAACTGCTCCAGCCATCACAGCTAACAACTGGCAGATTGCTTGCCTGAATGAACACTTGTACTTGTTCCAAGGTGGACATGATCCCTTGATCTTTGATCCTGCTGTAAGTACTACAACGTATCGTAGAGTCTCGGAGAAGTCAGGAAGTTCAGGGACACCTCCAGCAGGTAACATTGTTCTGTCTGCTTATGGACGCTTATGGATAGCAGACACAACCTCTGAGAAGGCTGTTGTCTATTGGTCTGATATTCTAGCTGGTCACAAATGGTCAGGTGGTTCTACAGGCTCATTAGATGTTACCTCTGTGTGGCCTAACGGTGCGGATAACGTGACAGGTCTTGCCTCTCACAACGGATTCTTATTCATCTTCGGTAAGAACAATATCTTGGTGTACTCAGGTGCTCAGGATGTGGTGACTACAGGAGTGTTTAAGCTCTCCGATGCAGTGACAGGTATTGGCTGTATTGCTCGTGACAGTATTCAGAACACAGGCTCAGACATCATCTTCCTGTCGGATACAGGTGTTCGTAGTGTCCTGCGTACCATCCAAGAGAAGTCAGCTCCTTTCAGGGACTTGTCTAAGAACGTACGTAATGACTTGATGGGTGCTGTGGCAGGTGAGAACTTGAGTCTTGTCCGAGCTATCTACAGTCCTTATGAGTCCTTCTACTTATTGACATTACCTCTACTGAAGACAGTCTACTGTTTTGACATGAAGGCAATGCTTCAGGATGGAGCTGCTCGGGTAACTACTTGGGACAGTATCCAACCTCAGAGCTTTTGCTACCTACGTAACCGTGACTTACTGATTGGTAAGGAAGGCTATGTTGGTAAGTATACAGGACATCAGGACAATGAACTCAGCTACCGTATGTTGTATTTCACCAACCATACTGACTTAGGTGCTCCCTCAGTTACCTCAATCTTGAAGAAACTCTCTATTGTGGTTATTGGAGGTACTAACCAGTATGTCACTATGAAGTGGGGATATGACTTTAAAGAGAACTATTACTCTCAGACAAGTAAGATTCCAACACAAGGTATCTCCGAATATGGTATTGCTGAGTATAACACTACTGCTGAGTATTCTGATGGTATCTCATTACAGACACTTATAGCTTATCCTACAGGTGCTGGTAAGGTTATTCAAACAGGCTACGAAGCTGATATTAATGGATCTCCTTTGAGTATCCAGAAAATCGAGATTCAGGCTAAGAACGGGAAGATTTTATAATGACTTTGGTTGAAGATTCCTTAAACATGGAGAAATATCTTGACAGATTACGTTAAAAGTACATCCTTTGCGAGTAAAGATGCTCTGGCTTCAGGCAATCCTTTAAAGATTGTTAAGGGAACAGAGATTGATATTGAGTTCAACAACATTGCAGCAGCTATTGCTACCAAGTCTAACGGTATTGATACAGCTCTTACAGGTACTCCTACAGCACCTACAGCAGCAGCAGGTACTAACACCTCACAGATTGCCACTACAGCTTTCGTGACTACAGCGTTACAGTCTCTGTATCCTGTAGGCTCTATCTACATCAATGCTGGTGTGTCCACTAACCCTGCTACCTTGCTTGGATTTGGTACTTGGACAGCCTTTGGTGCCGGTCGAGTCATGGTAGGCTTAAGCGGCAGTGATGCTCTGTTTGATACCTTGGAAGAGACTGGCGGTAGTAAGGATGCTGTTGTTGTTAGCCACTCGCATACAGGTTCGTCTTCTTCCGCTGGAAGCCACACCCATGATGTTCGATGGGATACAAATAGTGGAAGCTACCGTACAGGTATTGGAGGAGGGTCTAATGGCGCTCTTGCTGCTGTGGAGCAAGGTTTGTTATCTTCTTCAGGTGCCCACACTCACTCGGTAACCGTAGACGCTACAGGCTCCTCCGGCACTAACGCTAACCTCCAGCCGTACATCACAGTGGCGATGTGGAAGCGGACGGCATAAATGCCTGACAGCATGATAGAACACCACTTTAGCGAAGGCTTATACGCCAAGCAGATGTTTATCCCTAAAGGTGCTATGGCCTGTCAGCATCAGCATAATTATGACCACCTGAGTATCTTAGCTCAAGGTAAGGTCAGAGTATTACTGGATGACGATAAAGTAGAAGAATATACAGCCCCTGCTTGTATCAATATTGTGAAGAATGTGAACCATGTCATTGTAGCCTTAGAAGACTCTACATGGTTCTGTATTCATCAAACTGAGGAAACTGACGTGAATAAAGTAGATCAAGTTTTAATTAAAGGTGCTGAAAGCACGGTTAAAGAATATAAGAAAGTAGAGGCTTAATATGCCATGGATTGCTGCTGGTGCTAGTCTATTAGGTGGTATGATGTCTAGCGATGCTGCTGGAGATGCTGCCCGTACATCTGCTAATGCTCAACTCGAAGCAGCTCGTATTGCTGCTGAAGCTCAGAAGTTCCGTCCAGTGGGTGTTACATCCCGCTTCGGTTCCTCTAACTTCAAGATGAATGACCAAGGTTATCTTGAGTCAGCAGGTTACGATGTAGCTCCTGACATTGCAGCTTTGCGTGATCAGTTCCTAGCTCAGGCTAGTGCTGGTGGTGCGGGCTTAGGTGCTCAAGGCTTACAAGGTGCTCAGTCACTGTTCAACTTAGGTCAGCAGTACTTAGGTACTTCACCTGAGCAGACAGCGGCTGACTGGATGGCAAAGCAGCAGCAACTGTTGCAGCCTAGCCGAGACATGGCTCAGTCCAAGATCACTCAGAATCTGTTCAACACAGGTCGTGGTGGTTTGAGTACTGCTCAAGGTGGTAACTTGGGTAACGCTAACCCAGAGCAACAAGCTTACTACAATGCCTTGATGCAGCAAGACTTACAGTTGTCTGCTGATGCTATGGCTCAAGGGCGTGCTCAGACGCAGTTCGGTGCAGGTCTGTTCGGCTTAGGCTCTCAAGCTGCTACAGCAGGTTATGGTCCTATTCAGACACAGATTGGTCTTGCCTCTAACTTGGAACAGTTAGGACAAGGTACTCTGGATACAGGCGCTATGCTTGGTGGTCGTGTTGCTCAAGGTGGTGCTGCTGCTGGTCAATCATTGTTACAAGGTGGTACTAACGCTGCTCGTACAATGCAAGCTGCGTCTAGTGGTAGTCCTTTCGGTGCTGCTTTACAAGGCTTGGGAAGCAACTCTAACTTTACCAACAGCTTAGCAGGTCTATTTGGTGGTGGTGATGCAAGAGGGTATATGCCTAGCAACTTTGGTACAGGGAATGCTTTCGGTAACCAAGACTACGGCGCTTACATTTAAAGGATAGAATTATGGCTGATGTAATGAATAGTTTATTCGGTATGACTCCTGAGTCTATCCAACGACAACGTGACAATGAGCTTCAAGCGAGGGCTTTGCAATTCGCTAAGCTTGATCCTCAACAGGCTGCTCAGATGGCCTTCTACACTGCCGGTAGTCGCTTAGGTGATGTCGGTGCAGGTTTGTTGGGTGCTAAAGACCCTGAGATGATGCGCTTGCAACAACGTCAAGGTACTATGCAGGGCTTAGACCTCACTGATCCTGCATCTTTGAAGCAAGGCATTCAGATGGCTATGCAGAACAATGACTACGCACTGGTCAGTGAGCTGACTAACCGTTATCAAGCTGTCAATAAGTCTGCTTTGGATGCTGATGTTCAACGGTCTGTGATCACTAAGAACCAACGTGAACGTGCTGCTGCTGATCCTTTCCAACAGTTGTTGCGCTCTGGTAAGTACACTCCTGCTTCGTTGGCAGCGTATGAGCAGTCCGGTAAAGTCTCCGATCTTGATACTGTTGATAAAGCTGATCCAACAGCACTTACTGAGACCTCTGAAGGTGTGTTCTTGATCAATAAACAGACAGGTGAGAAGATTGCCCGGGTTGGTAGTGCTCCTCAACGTGGAACTAAAGTCACTGTGGCTCCTGAAATTAAACAAGCTCCTGATATTGTGGGTGCTGTTAATGCTGTAGACAAAGCTACCGAGAAAGAAGTCTCTATGCTTGATTCAGCTCGTCTTGCTAAGACACTGATCAACGAAACAGCTAAGTCTAACAACTCTCAGACATGGGAAGCTGCACGTACAACCGTTGCTAAAGCTGTGGGTGAAAGCAAATTGTCCAATGAAGACATTCGCCGTACAGGTGTTGATCCTCGTCTGGTGCAAGGTGCTCTGGATTGGGTTAACAAGAAGATTGAAGGTGTTCCTAATGCGGACATCCAGAAACAACTTTATGTGTTAGGATCGGTGCTTGAAAACAGTGCTTCATCTCGCTATGATGCTAAGGTGAACCGTTATCGCGGTGCTGCTACGGCTTCCAATTTCCCCGGTAACCCTAGTACATACTTCCCAACTGCTGCTGAACGAACAAGTGGCGCTAATGCACCAAAAGCAGTTGATTGGTCTTCATTAAAGTAAAGGATTTATATGGATG